GGTTGTGCTTTACTAATTAAGTTCATCAGCTTGTTAACTGCTGCTTTACTTGGAATTGGCGATACGGTATTTGTGACAACCGCTTGTTTTTCATCAACAAACATAATGTTATCCGCAAACCCTTTATCGACAGCATTTTGAGCAGTTAACCAAGTTTCATCACTCATTAACTTTAGCAAGTCACTTTGTGCCATGCCGGTCTTTGCTTCATAAGTCGCGGCGATTGATTGGTCAATACCATCAAGCACATTAGCTTGGTGTTCTAAATCATCTTTGTTGCCTTGTGAAACGATAGAAGCTTGGTGAATCATCATCTGTGCAGCAGGTGAAATATTAACCGTATCACCCGCCATTGAAATAACACTAGCAGCACTTGCCGCTAGCCCTTGGATATTGACCACCACCTTTCCAGCATACTGGCGTAGCATTGTGTAAATCTCGCTTGCAGCAAACACATCACCACCACCAGAAGCAACATTTAATACAACATCTTCGTTCGGGTCGCCATTAGCTAATAAACTAGCAATGTTTGACGGATTAACACATGCCATGTCAAACCATTGATAAAACATTGCTGTTTGGTCATCAACCACGTCGCCCTTGACATCAATTGTTTTTGTCATTCATTTTCTCCTTCCTGTGGCGGTTGTTCCACCACTGATTGTGATGGTTCTGGCACGTTTGGTGATAACCAGCCGACTTCTTTAAGTGCGGCAGTTATTTGTTGTGATTCAAGTGTCTTACTACTCAACAATGATTTAGCGTAACTATCATAAAGTGGGTCAATCGCATGGCGTATGTCAGCCGAGATATTAGCACTAAGTTTTTGATTTAGTTCGCTTAACACCATTTGAATGTCACGATTAAGTGTGTTGCCATACATACCTTGAATTTGTTCGATTGATGATTGTTGGTCACCTTGTCCGTTCAAATAACTATCCGGCATTTGTAACGCTTTAGCGATTTGTGTTGAAGTCCAATCAACTTGTTGTAGCAATGAAGCAATATTACTTTTAATTTCAAGTGGTGTTAATTTTTCACCAGGCATTAAAGTAACCGGAACGCCGCCAGATGTTTGTAGTTGCTTCATCAACGTTTTGGCACGTGCCATAGCATATTTATCGTCAACCTGTCCAGGCAACTCCAACGTACTATTAACGCTCACTGATTGAGCCAACGCGCTCAAAGTTAGTTGGTCAGATTTCTTTTTGATATCCAATGTATTAACCAATGAGTATAGTGGACTAATACCAGTCATACCATTCATTGAAAAATAGCGAAGATGAATCATGTCACTTGACGGCACTTTGTCAATGATTCCAATATTAGGCTCATCAAACGATAGTGTGTAAATCAGTCCTGAACCATCAGATAACTGGAATGTTTGAACCTGTGATGGTCTTAAATATTCCCAATGGTCATCAACACCATTCGTGTTCCGCCAACGATAAGCAAATGCTTCACCACCCAAAATCATTTGTGCAAACATCGTTACCCAAAACGTTCTCGAATTAGCTACCTTTGACGGGTTATCTAGTATGCCTTGAAGTCTTGGCTTATCAGCAAGCAATTTAGCACTTGCTAAGTCGCCTGATAGCTGTGTCACGGCTGATTGTATGTCGGGGTTTTTCAAAGCGTCCCAGGCGCTAATATACGTGCCATTATCAGGCGTTAAAAAACTCAATACGTCCTGCCAATCACTAATTCCAACCGGTTGAGCAGAGGTCGCTGTTGAGTCTCTTATTTTAAAGTTAGAATGAAACAACGGCATTAAGCATCACCCCCTTTCTCTTTTTGGTCACTAAGCCATTCTGATAGCCAGCCAGTGACACCAAATGATAGTGCTAAAGTAAACCACAGTAACGGCTTGTAGATACAAAAAGCGCCATAATTGATGAAACTTGCTGCTAAAACGTAGCAAAACACATCAAAATAGCGCTTAATCACTCGTGAAATTGTCTTAAATATCATCTAAAAACTCCGGATCTATTGCGCCTTTACGCAACCCTTCTTGTATTTGTTCAGCAGCACTCATGCGACTAAACTTAGCAAACTCTGAATTATAGCTAGAATATTCATCAAAGTGATACATGCCTTGAAATAAAGCGTCAATCAAGGCATCAACTACATCAATTTTGAGCGTAGCTTTGTTCTTATCTACTGAAATACCATAAGCAGAATTAGTGACGATCGCATTTAACAACGCTTTTTCCATAACAGGGTCATCATATCTAGCTATTTTGTGTGTGGTGAAAGCGTCTTGCAGATACTTAGTTGGTTTAGCTAGGTTAGATGGCCATTGCTTGATGTTTTCAACTTGCCAAGCTGGAAAGTTAGCTATCAATGAGTCTTTAATATTTAATACTTGATAGGAACCAGCTTCATCATATCCAAAGTAGATAACTTGTAAATTGTGGCGTTGAACAAAATCAACTAGCCAATTATAAACTTGGTCAGTATTGATGATACCGTCTTGATGACCTGTAATCGTACAAAAACCACGTTTTTCTAGCTCACGATAGTTAATACCATCTTGCTTTTCTTTGTTCTCAATACTGCCAGCATGGTTCCAAGGTATAAACGAATGTTGATACAAGAAATACTTGGTTTCACCATTATCGTTGATGTATGGAAATACAAAACCAAAGGCTGTGTTATCTGAAAACTGTGAGTAATCAAATCCGATATAGACCTCACGACCATTGATATCAAAATCATCTGTAATTGATTCCTCAACACTTTGCAATGAAACATAACTGTCAGTAGATGATTGTAACCACATGTTTAGCGATTTGTTTTGAAACGAAAATATGTTGCCCGCTAATTGGTCGGCGTCTTTTTCTGTTTTCAAATCAAGCATGAGCTTATTATGCTTGTCAGGCATATCAAGCAGCGGATTAGCTTTTACCCACATATCTAGTTGTTCTGTTTCATTGATATCATCAACCGCCCATATCAAGCAGCAATAAGTATCACCATCTCGTTTCCAGTCCTGTTCCATTGCGGTAATAATACGTTTCTCGTCTTGATGAAACGGAACCGTTGCATCAGGATAAGCCGTTGAAATTTGAATAAACTGTTTATCGTTAACATCAACTTGACCAGATGTAATTTTAGAAATCTTATCAACATCTGAAAAGGCTGGATCACCAAATTCATCCCCAATTGCTGTCTTAAAATGCGAACCGTCATACTGACCTGATTCCCAAGTAATCGCTTTGAGTTCGTTGTTATTTGACGACATAAAAATAGAGTCTGACTTAGAAGCCAAACTCTTTAAATTGATACCGTCTTCAACGCCTAAACTAGCCCAGGGCTCTTGTTCCAACAAAACACGCAGCGTACTTTTGATATACGAAAGTATTTTACTAGTCTGCTTAAAGTTTTTTGAAGTAACCAAATAATCCTGGCTAGCTTCACCAATGGATTCAATCAAAAAACTATACACCGTTATGATCGCCATTAAGTATGTTTTACCCTGATGACGAGCAACTGAAACAATAGCCCTAGCATATCGCTTATCACCATCAGAATGTCGCCAACCTATCAAGGTAGCAAGAATGAATTTCTGCCAAGCCATTAGTTTAACAGGCTTCAATGTTTTAACTTCAGGACATTGCGCTGCAAAGTTTAATATCGCGGTTACATCTTCAAGCGAGTAGTGATATGGAAAATCTTTATCACCTTGACGTTGCAAATCTCTTAGGTGTCTAAAACAAGCAAGTTTAATATGATAGCCAGTGACATATTTTCCATCTAACACATCAAAAGCATAGCGAGTACCAGGGTCTTGATATTTGTCTCGTATGCGAGTGAAATCAATCGAACGATATGCACCGATAACATCATGCGTTTTTGTTAAATCAACTTTAATATCACTCACCTCACTTTCCTAGTGCTTGCTTAATCAAATCAGCTGTTGATAGTTGACTTTCCTCTTTAACGTCGGCGGCTATGTCCAATAGCTCTGCCCTACTTTTTGGTGACAGCCCCAACTCCGATCCAATTTTGGTTAAATTTTTAATCGAATCACTGTAAATATTAGTCATGGGGTTTCTTCGGAAACCTTGGAATGATTTGTCAATAATGTCACCATCTGAATTTTGAACCGGTTTGTAAATTGCTTGAACTTCACCATTTTTTTTGATGTGTTCATAAGAATTTCTATAGATTTCATATTGGGTACAGTACATTTCAACTAGATTTGTATCAATACGATTTACCGCTGAATTTTCTTCTAAAAATACGGTAACTTTACGCCAAAGACGGCTTGATAGGTCGCCTAGGTAATCAGGAGCGCGGTATGATAGGCGCCCACCGTTAACATATTTGTCGGACTTTTTGACCAATTATAACCGCCTCCTTTCTTGTCAAGTCCCCCCCTACCTTAAAATTTTGAAAATCGTTACTTTGACACAAGCCGAGCCCTATGTGTGCGCTCTCCCTTGGCTATAAACAGGGCGGGGGTGTATTTTTCTGATGGTTTAATATCAATACACTTGCAACGTTTAAAACGTCTTAAAAACGATTTTAAATCTATAATTTGACTATTTGTTTTGTGCCGTCTGCACGTAAAATAGTTATATATTCAGGTATTCTTTTAGAGTTTAAAATACGTTTTCGATTCATCAATGCGCTGTTTGCTTTCATTGTGACTATCTCCTTTACTTCGGTATCTGGTCAAGATGATTCATATAGTAATCAATCAGCTTAACCGTTGTGATTGGTGTGACATTGTTCTTAGTGAAGCCATCACTTGAACCATAGTACTTGTCTTCAAACTGGTCTTTCTTGTAGTGACACTTAGGACATATCACATCGAGGTTATCAATGTCCGTGCTTCTGTTAGATTCAAATGTGAACGGAACTCTGTGGTCAACTACCTTAGCTGGTGTCGTCCTACCTTCTGCTAAACAGTATTGGCACAGATGATGTTGATTAGTTAGTACAACTTGTCTTAGTGACTGCCACACCTTACTGCGATAGAACTTAACTTGTGCTCGCTTAACTTCATTAGCGTTGCGATTAACTCTGTCGTATCGCTTACGATAATTGCCGTCATTGGTTCGGCTATACTTCTGCCGTGACTTCAAGTATTCTTCTTCCAACGCTCTGTGCTGTTCACAGTACCAATTAGGTAATGGTGCTAGGTTATGACAGTTAGGTTGTCTACATGTTCTTACTTGCATATCAAGCCATGTTGTTCTGTGCCAATGCGGTTTCATTAGCTCCATTGTCATCTACTTTGACATATCTAATATCAAAAGATTTGTGGTTTATTGTCTTAGTGTTATCACGCCAATCAATATTGATACGACTGACCCACTTACCGTTCACAAAACTGTCAACTCTCTCACCATCTACCCACACCTTTGGTACATCACGGATATCATCAAACTCAATGCGAATGTGTGGCTGCTTTGATGTATTCTCAACTTCATCTTTCATATTTCGTATTTGTTGTGCAGTTTTCTCGATTGATTTTTTAATAGCTTTTGTATCAAGATTGATGGTTGTTTTAATTGGTTCAGCTTTTGTAATCTCTTTTAGATCAACCATTGAATCATTACATGCAATCAATGTTGTGGGTTGTTTCTCATCACGCTTAAGAATATAAACGCCACGGTCATCTACACTCTCAACTGTATATCCCTCATCAAACAGTTTGTTTAATGCTTCAACACTTGCATAATCATTTACTAGAATTGCTTTCTTCATGTTATTTCTCCTTATAATTATTGAAAACGGAATAGGACGTTCATATACATCTTTGCTATAGACAACACCACCTTCACCCCAACTGTTTCCTTGAATCTTGTCTAATACATTTTGGATAAAATTACTTAGCATATCATTCTCCTCATTCACTGCAAAATAAAAAGCGCTTATAGCGCTTATTCGCCTAGATGTTTGTTTACCTCTATTAAATATTGATTCATGTTAGCAACTTCTTGTATATACTTCATTGCATCTTCACTTGAAATTTCAGCTTGTAAATGTACAGCTTCATTCCTCATATTAGACAAAATTTTAAACAACTTTGAATAGTCATCAGAAACTATTTGTGATTCCCCAAGAAGGCGCCACATCATATATGGAGATTTATAATTGGAAGAATGACTATCTATCCTCCCTAAATCATTTGCTTTAGTATATAATTCTCGCAATGTTAACTCCAATGACTTAAAGGAAGATACGACTGCCAAATCTGGGCGTGATTCGGCTATTTTTTTATCGTCGTTATCTATTACAGTCGTGTTTTTTGGTTTTTTAACACGATCTATTTCTTTTAAAGATTCTTTAAACTCAATATGTAAGTCACCATATGATATTTTGGTCGTGTTTGTCAAAATATTAATGATATAAGTCCTATACCTTATAAAAATTATTAAAATAACTATTGGCCAGGAAGAGTATTTTAAAATACTCAGCCCAACGGTTATAAAATATTTTATAACTTCAATTGTATTATTCATGAATTCTCTTAAATATTCCATTTCCAACCTCCAATAGTATAGATTATACTATTAACGTCATAGATTATTAAGTTTGCAAAATAAAAAAGCGCTTATGCGCTTAATTGAAATCGTGTAATTTAAAATAGTTTGACATGTATAATTTACCAGATGAATCTTTTAAATATACTCTGAACGTTACACTCCTAGAGCTTATAAACGGATTAAATCTGTAGCTTTTTAAAGTTACAATATGTCCGACACCAATTCGATTGTTTCCAAAATCAACGTATTGAACATTGTTAGGCGCCAAAGTCTTGCTAAGATAGTTTCCAAATTTTTCTTTGCGAAAGTCTCCTTTGACAATTATTCCTGATTCAAATATAACTTTATTCATTAAATCAATGTTTAAGACATTAACATTAAGATAATTCAAAGTAATTGCATTATCTGTAAACTTATGTTTTAAGTTCTCCAAACTAAATCGTTTAAATTCCGTGTCTTGGTGAAAAACATTTCCGGTCTCTAAACTAAACTTAACTACCTTCGGTTTTTTAATAGAAATGTATAATGCTACCGTGGTGGCAATAAAAGTCGCTATACTGCTAACCCAGTCTGCAACACCGGTATTATTATTCATAAAATCTACAATTCCTGTTAATTTCATCTCCAACCTCCAATAGCAGTAATTATACTACTAGAGAGACGTGGGTTGGGTTGGATTAGAAATTAAAAATCAATCATATATCAAATACAGAACAAATAGAATAATAACATTGACGTGAGCAATATGAAATATATCAAGTAAGAATAATATGAATAAGACTTTGCCGACTTGATTTTTGACTTGCTCATCTTCTGTTTTAATCATAATTTTTCTCCTAAACGTGCCACTCGACAACTAACTTGTCGCTGTCATACTCAAGCGCATATAGCTCTTTCTTGGATAACGTCCAACCATTCATAATTTCGTAATTGTCATTCGGTTTAACTGTTCCAAGTTGCCTGCTAATCACACCGCCCTCATCAACTATCTTTTCCTTATGGAAGTGACCTTTGTGGATTTCACGACTGTGGGATAATGACCAGACACCACCGAACTCATTAGCAAATAGCATAGGTAAGTTCTTAGGTGCTAAATCACCATGAGCTAACATGATACCCACGTTATCCAATAAATAAGCATCACGGAATTTGATGTTGTTTTTGATGACTGCTTGCGGATATTTGGCTTTCAAATACTCCATGAACATGTACTCCATGTTGCCTGAATGATTGCCAGCCATTTGTTTGATGTGAAGTGTTGTGCTGTTTCGCAATGCAGCAGTGACCAAAACGTCAAAGAACTGTTTAGCATCCTCAACGGCTTGTACCATATTAACTTCATCAAGTAGCGTGCCTTTTAAAGTCTGTGATGACCACATCTGACTAGAATGGAATAGATCACCTAGCTGCTCAATCACAATCGTTTTGTACCCCTTATTGATAAGCTCTAAAAGCCTATCTAAGTGACCTTTGACATCAAGCATGGTAGTTATACCAAAATGCAAATCAGGAAGCGGTATAACCAAATTGTGCGTATCACGTGCAACCTGTTTGACTGTATATGGCTTAATGTCTGCTTTGAACAGATTGGCAATATCCTGTGGCGTTAATTCATCATCTAGCTTTGGCTTAACATTAACCTTTAACTGGAAGTTCCACTTTGGCCCATTATCCGTTGGTGTCGTCCATTGGTTTGGAATGGCTGACACGATACGCCAGTCGTTGACATCAAGATTAAGAT